GTCTATTCCTCTGGCGCGATGGGCTGGACCGTCGCTTACAACGGCTACGTCGGCGTTCGCCCGCTTTGTAATTTGTCCTCTGGAATCTTGGTATCTGATAGCCCGGATTCCGACGGAGCATACACGATCATTTGGAACCGCGCCCCCTCGAAACCCTCTTCCATCACGGTTCCGTCCAACGTTCGCGGCGGCGAAAGCCTGTCTATCAGTTGGGGGGCTTCCACGGACGAAGACGGCAATCTTTCCGGCTATATCCTCGAACGGCAGGTCAACGGCGGCGCATGGGCGCAGGTATACAAGGGCATCAACCGCAGTTACACCGACGCAATCACGTTCGGCTGGACCTCTATTGCGTACCGCGTCAAGGCGTATGACAGCGCGGGCGCGGAAAGCGCCTACAACACCAGCGCGACGCGGACGGTGG